GATCCAAGAGTCAGACACCATCGCGCACGTCAGAGAAGCAGGTATTAGGGTGGAGGTGCATGGCTGGACTAAACGGGCGAACGGTAAGTACGCCATACGTGTGGAGGATATATCGTGAAAGCATTTCCGAATGTGACTGGTGAGAAGGGCATGGACTTGCGGGATTACTTTGCGGCAAAGGCGATGCAAGGAATGTTAGCGCACTATGGAGTGGAGTACGGGAAAAACGCTGACACAGATGACGAAAAGGGCGCTGAACGCGCATACAAAATAGCAGACGCAATGATGAGAGCAAGGGAACAAGATGGAAACTAGCCACCCACAGTTTGAATCAGTCAAGGTTGGGATCAAGCAGGACAACAGCGGCTACATCCTGACCTTGCGTATCCATCCCGATGATCTGGATGAAAGGATCATGCGGGACTTCGTGGGCGCACGGTACATGACCGTGATGGTCAGACTGAATGAAGAAGAGCGCCCGATGAACCGCGAAGCAGAGCTTGCCAAAGACATGGTGCGTGTGTCCGGGATGCTCTGCCGTGACCCAGACTTCTGGACATTCTTGCAGGAGTCCGGGCAGATCATTGAGAAATCAGATAAGGAAGCGACAGCATGGTTAAAGACATACCTGAAGGTGGAAAGCCGCGCCGACATTGGAAAAAGTCAGCAGGCGGTGGAGAAGATGCTGGGAATAAAGCAGGAGTTCAACGCATGGAAAAATCGCGGCTGATCCCGTACTCGGTCTATCTCGACGCTGACATCCACGAAGCGCTGAAGGAGCGGGCGCGGAACCGTGGTGCTAGCAAGATGGTGCGCGACGCCATCACGATGATCTTGGAAGGCAGCGATCAGTTCTCATCTGGCTACAAGCAAGGGGTGCGGGACGCGATGGACATCATCCACAAAGATGCGCTGGCTGCCACGGTGTCTGTTAATGATAAGAAGATTGGCGACCACCTGATCGACCAGGTAGAGGGACTGCTGAATGACTAGGGATGACATTGCGAGATGGGCGCAGGAAGCCGCCATCATGCCGCCTGATTGGGGTGCTACCGAGAACCAGTGGCGCAGTCTGGAAGCCTTTGCCAACCTAGTCGCAGCAGCGGAGCGCGAAAGAATTAAGTGGGACAGCATTCACTCCTGTCATCCAGAGTGCGACAAGCCTGTATGCGTAGCGATTCGTAACGCAGTAGCAGCGGAGCGCGAGGCGTGTGCGCAGGTGTGCGAAAACGAAATTGAAAAGGCAAAGCCTGTGTACTCTGTTACGGCAGAGAATGCATTGAAAGCTATCCGCGCAAGGGGGCAAGGATGATTGACGGCAAACCAACCATCATGATCGGCACCCCTGCTTACGGCGGTGCGATGTTCATGGAGTACGTGGACAGCCTAGTGCGTAACATCGGCTTCCTCGAAAGCCAAGGCATCAAGACCCGCTGGCAGTTCATGAACAAAGAGGCACTGATCACTCGCGCCCGCAACGAGATCGCCCGCTATTTCCTCGATGAAACACAGGATGACTATCTTATGTTCATTGACGCGGACATCTGGTTCCCGACCGACGGCATCTACAAGTTGCTACAGCACGAGAAGGAAATGGTGTGCGGTATCTATCCCAAGAAGTTCATGTTCTGGAACCGCATCCGTGACGCCGCGCTGCGGGGCGAGAAGGATATTGAGAAGTTCGGCTGCTCGTATGTACTAAATGCGGTGGACGACCGCGGCGATCCCGACGCTGTGCCGCTGAATGATGACGGGCTGGTGGAAGTCCTGCACGGTGGCACCGGCTTTATGATGATCCACCGCAGCGTATTGAAACAACTGCGATTCAAAGTACCTACTTACCGCACTAGCCTGATCCAGGATAACGGCCAGTTCTTGGCACCGCTGACCCGCGAGTTCTTCGGCACCAGCATTACCGAGCTTGGCCTGCTGTTGTCAGAGGATTACCACTTCTGCGAGCTGTGGAAAAAAGAGGGCGGTAGAATTTACGCTGATCCCACGATTGAGTTACGTCACGTAGGCCAACATGTCTACTCGGGTGATCTCATGCGGGCAGGAAGAAATAACACATAGGAGATTGGAATGCTAAGAGATGGACAGTTCATCAAAGAGCCGCCACCAAAGATCGGCAGCCACTACGTACCCAAGTACTACCAGACCGTTATCGAAGGCCAGCCGATAGAAGGCGAGAGCCGGTGGGAAGCGTTCTACCGCAAGAACATCTCGCCGTTCGATGTCGGCGCGATCATGATCCTGATCTACGTGGTTTTAGCGGTGGTAGTTGCTATCTTGCGTGAGTTGTTTCACCTGCTGTTTGGATGACCCGCAAACTATTCGAGATGGCTAACCGAGCGGCGGAAGATGAGGGACTGGTCTACGCCCCGGACTCTGCGGCGATGTCTTGGATGCGCAAGTTCTCCAAGATGATCGCCGTGGCAGAGCGCGAGCGGTGCGCCCGGCTATGTGAAGAAGCAGGGCAGCACGACATGGCAGCAGTTATCAGAAGGGGAGAGGAATGAACAGAGATGACATTATCAGGATGGCGCGGGAGGCTGGTTTAGAGCGCATCGTTGGTGTTTATGCTGACGGTTCTCGCATTGTTGAAGTGACGAATTTAGATTTGCTTGAGAGCTTTGCCGAGCTGGTAGCAGCAGCAGAGCGCGAGGCGTGTGCGCAGGTGTGTGAGGCTGAAGGTGAACGAGTCGATGCGTCTTGGGTAAGTTGCGCGTTCGCTATCCGAGAGAGAGGTGCGCCGTGACTGACGAAGATTGGCACGAGATTTGGGAACAGTTTGATTGGGACTACCATGACATTGAAGAAGAGTTTCAAAAAGAATTATCCGTGAAGCACGGTGAAGCGCACTACTACATGGACGAAGACGAGAGTTGGAAAAGACAAAAAAACTTGATCAGAAAACTTGTTGAAGCCAAGCTGAAGGAGAAGAACAATGACTAAAGAAGAGGCGTGGCTTATGTGGATGAACGAATCCAAGCACTACATTGAGTACGACTGGGACACGATCAAGAAGTCCTCGCACTGGGTGGCGTTTTCTCGTGGTTGGGATGCGGCATCTGTCAACGTTAACGGATGGGACGATGCCTACAAGATGGGCATGGAAGCAGGGAAAGAAATGGAGAGGAACCATGCAATATAAAAAAGAACTCATACGCGAGCTGCGCGATGTAGCAATCCTGTTCCACGCTAGTCAGGAGCTACCGTACAAGTTATTGGAGGTGCTTGATAAACACCTGCCCCATATCGGCGATGTGTGCTGTGAACGTGGGTGCATTGAGTATCGGGAGAAGAACGCTTGAAGGTCGCCGTCCATAACCACTACGAGTTCATCACCCGCGACGGGTTCCTGTTCAAGAATGAGAATAGCAACGTCGGGCACAACCTGCTACGCCCGTGGGTAGAGCTGTACAAACTGTGCCAGTCCACCGGCATTGAGCTGTACACGCTTGACCAAGTTGACCCAGCAGAACTGGACCTCGTGATCTACATGGATCGCCCGCAGGTAGAGCCAGAGATCGGCAATGCCAAGAAGGCGCTGATCCTGTACGAGCCAGAGCTTGTCCTGCCGCAGAACTGGGACGCGGCCTATCACGATCAGTTCATGAAGGTGCTGACGTGGGATGACAAGCTGGTCGGGCGCGGCAACTACGAGAAGCATAACTTCACCGTGGACTGGAACAGCCGCACAAAACCTATCGTCGACTGGAACAAACGCAAGCTGCTGTGCATGATCCAGACGGCCAAGAATATGCAGCATCCGAACAGCCTGTACCTCAAGCGGATAGAAGCCATCCTCTGGTTCCAGCAGAACGCTATGTTTGAGTTCGACCTGTACGGCAAAGGCTGGGATATCCGGCACTTCTTCTGCGCCAGAGGTACGACAGATAACAAGATCGATGTCTATGGCAATTACAAGTTTTCCCTGACGTTCGAGAACTGTGACAACGCAACGGGCTACATCAGCGAGAAGATACTGGACGCCTTCCTTGCAGGCATCGTCCCTGTCTACTGGGGCGCACCCAACGTCCACGATCACATCCCGCGTGAGTGCTTCATCGACGCGACTGACTTCAGCAACTGGGAAGAACTGTACGGCTACCTGCACGGCGTGACGCATGAGCGGTACTGCGAGTATCTGGAGAACATCGACGAATGGATCCGGTCAGAGAAGGCCATCCCATTTAGCAACGACCATGAGGTCAAGCAGTTGTACAAGTTGATTGAGGAGGCCAGATGAATATCGCTGTAGTCACCAGCACACGAGGTCGCCCGACTATCCGGCAGGCTATAGACAGCGTGAAGGCGCAAACACAGGGAGCCAGACACTATGTCTTCGCACACGGTAAAGATTGTTGGGACGCTGTATCGGCAAATACAGAGGGCAGTAACGTTGATGTTGTTTATCTTCCAGTTGCCAACGGGGGTGGGGGTTATGCTATGGCTCCTGTTTACGCTGCTGCTCCTTACTTGGTCGGTGAAGACCTGATTTTCTTCCTTGATGACGATAACTTCTACGACCCTGACCATATCGAATCCATCACCACACTAATAGAGCAGCATGATCTGGGCTGGGCGTACAGCCTGCGCAAGATCGTAGACAACGACGGCAACCCGATCTGCGATGACAACTGCGAATCACTGGGCTGTCACCCGAACTCGCACCAGCAATACTTGGTGGACAACTCCTGCTATGCGGTGAAGACGGAATATGCCCGCAAGCACAGCCACGCTTGGTATGTACCCGTCGTATCAGACCGTTCGTTTCAAGCGGCGCTGATGCGGGACAAGATCAAGTGCGGCACTACCGGCAGACACAGTGTCAGCTACCGACTGTCAGCAGATGGCAGCGGCGGCATGACCAAAGAGAGATTCCTCGGTAACAACGAGTGGATGGCACAGCATCGTCCAGGCTTTGAGTGGACAAAAAAACAGATCTTTAACTTTTAGGAGAACAACGTGGCAAAACTTTTCATCGCGTCGCCAATGTACGGGGGACTTTGCTATGGCTACTACGCGCAGTCGATGATGACCTTGCAGAACAACCTGCGAGACAACCGCGTGGACATGGCTTGCAGCTTCCTGTTCAACGAGTCTCTGATCCAACGCGCTCGCAACGCGCTGGTCCACGGGTTCCTGAAGACAGACTACACCCACATGATGTTCATCGACGCTGACATCCACTTCAACCCTGCCGATGTTCTCCCGATGCTGCTGGCCGACAAGCCGATCATCTGCGGTATCTACCCGAAGAAGGAAATCAACTGGAATCAAGTTCACTCTGCTGCCCTCGCAGGCGTACCACCGCACGAACTCCGCAAGTACAGCGGCTCCTTCGTGGTCAACCTCAAGGAATACCAGAGCGAGCAACGGGTTGAGTTGGACAAGCCAGTTGAAATCTGGAACGGCGGCACGGGTTTCATGATGATCAAGCGCGAAGTGTTCGAGCAGCTCAAGGATCATGTGCCTAGCTACGTCAATGACACCAATGATCTTGGCGGCAACCTTGGTAACGAGCGTATCCATGAGTTCTTCGCTACCAGTATTGAACCGCTGGGTGAGCGCCTGCTGTCCGAGGACTACCACTTCTGCAAGATCTGGCGTGACAAGTGCGGCGGCAGCGTGTGGGCAGCACCGTGGGCACAGCTCGGCCACATCGGCACCCACAAGTTTGACGGCGTTCTGACAGAGAAGCCGCAAGCACCACAACCACAAGAGGTATAAATGTTCATACCCGGAAAGACTTACATCCCTGCCTCCGGGCAGGTAGTGGGCGACCGTGAGAAGGAACTGATGCACGAAGCCGTCGACCGTGGGTGGTTGACGGCAGGTGCTTTCAACCGGCAACTGGAAGAGGGGCTGACCAAGTTCCTCGGCTGCAAGGCGGTACGCACCACCAGCTCCGGTAGCTCCGCCAATCTGCTGGCCTTCTCCGCGCTCACCAGCCCGTCGCTGGGCAAGCGGGCAATACAGAAGGGTGATGAGGTTATCAGCGTCGCCTGCGGCTTCCCTACCACCATAGCGCCGATCATTCAGTTCGGTGCCGTGCCGGTGTTCTTGGATGTCAACAGCACCCTGAACATCGACACGCGCAGGCTGGAGGACGCCATCACCAGCAAGACCAAAGCCATCATGATCGCGCACACGCTGGGCAATCCGTTCAACATAGACGCCATCATGGAGATCGCTGACCGCTATCAACTGTGGGTCATCGAGGATACCTGCGACGCGCTCGGCTCCCGCTGGCGTGGCCGCAACGTCGGCACGTTCGGTGACTTGGCTACCCTGTCTTTCTTTCCGGCACACCACATCACAACGGGCGAAGGCGGGGCAGTGATCATCAACAACACCAAGTTGTCCCGGCTGGTGGAGTCCTTCCGTGACTGGGGCAGGGACTGCTGGTGTGAGCCTGGACAGAACAACACCTGCAAGCGCCGGTTCGATCAGCAGTTCGGCGAACTACCGCACGGCTACGATCACAAGTACGTGTACACCCATCTGGGCTACAACCTGCGTATCACCGAGATGCAGGCCGCCTGTGGCGTGGCACAGCTTGAGAAGCTGCACAAGTTCATCTCTGCCCGCAAGTCGAACTATGGTTTCCTACGGGAGCGGCTGGATACGTACGATCAGTTCTGGCTACCAACGGTCTACCCTGAAGCTAGCCCAAGCTGGTTCGGGTTCCCGATCACCATCAGCCCGACAGCCAAGTTCAGCCGGGACAAGCTGACACGGTATCTGGAAGACCGCGCTATCGGCTGCCGCCTGCTGTTTGCTGGCAACGCAATTAAGCAACCGTTCATGAAGGGTCAGAACTACCGTGTGCATGGACCGCTGGAGAACACGGACTACGTGATGAACAACACGTTCTGGCTAGGCGTACAACCGGCGCTGACAGAGGAGATGCTGACCTACGTCTGCGACACCATCGACGAGTTTATGCGGGAGAACACATGAACATAGCTAAGGGTGCGGAATCTGTGCTGTCCGATGAGGGCTGGTACGAAACACAACTGCTTACGCGAGAACGTTTGGAGTCACTTGCCAGACACATCAGGATGGACAGCCTGAAGATGGTTCACCGAGCGAAGGCTAGTCACATCGGCAGCGCTCTATCCTGTGCTGACATCTTAGCCGTGCTGTACAACGGCTTCATGAAGGTCAGAGGGTTTAGACGTTCCCGCTTCATCCTGTCAAAAGGACACGCTACCGTGGCGCTGTACGCGGCGCTCAAGCACTCCGGCTACGACATTGACCTTGATACCTACGGGCTGGACGGTTCTGACTTAATGCACCACGCAAGCCACAAGGTGCCGGGTGTCGAGTTTTCGACAGGCAGCTTGGGACATGGCCTGCCGTATGGCGTCGGCCTAGCCATGGCAGCCAAGTTGAAGCGGGAGAGCTGGCCGGTGCGTGTGCTGGTATCTGACGGCGAGCTACAGGAGGGCAGCAACTGGGAGGCAATCCAGTTTGCCGCACATCACAAGCTGTCCAATCTCACCATGATTGTGGACTACAACAACTTGCAAAGCATCACGACCGTGGAGAAGACGCTGGACATCGGCCCGCTTGCCAGCAAGTTGCAGACATTCGGCTGGAAGGTAAAGGTCATCGACGGCCACAACCATCAGCAGATCTTCCGCGCACTTGTACAACTGTTTCCATCTAAGCGGGATGAACCGCCTGCTGCCCTGATTTGCAGAACCATCAAGGGCAAAGGCGTGTCGTTCATGGAGAACCAAGTGGCTTGGCACTACAGATATCCAAACGACGAACAACTGGCACAAGCATTGGCGGAGGTGCAAGGTGCGTAACGCATTCATGGAAGAGCTGACAGCCGCTGCTGCCGCTGGCAAGCCGGTGATGCTAATTGTCGGCGACTTGGGCTGGGGCGTAGTGGAGGAGTTCGCAGAGCGGTTCCCGCAAAACTTTATCAACGCGGGCGTAGCAGAGCAGAACATGATGGGCATGGCTGCTGGTCTTGCGGCAGAGGGCTATCACGTCTTCTGCTACAGCATCGCCAACTTCCCTACCTTCCGCTGCGCAGAGCAGATCAGGAACGACGTGGACTATCACAACCTGCCTGTGACTGTCGTTGCTGTCGGCGGTGGGCTAGCGTATGGCAGTCTTGGCTACAGCCATCACGCAGTGCAGGACTACGCGCTGATGCGGTGTATGCCCAACATGCTGATCGCTGCGCCGGGCGATGACTACGAAGCCCGTGCCTGTATGCGGTATCTCATAGATAACCCGCAGCCGTCCTACCTGCGGTTAGGCAGGGGCGGCGAGAAGCAGATCCACACGGAGATACCAACGGTTGAGCCTGGCAAATGGATTCACCTGACGACCGTCACGGGCGACCTGGAGGGCGTTGCTTTTGTATCTACGGGTACGGCTATCCACAAGATGTCCAAGCTGGGCGAGTACTTCCGTTTGCCGATGTGGGGCATGAAATACAAACAGCAGCAGGTGCTGCAATCCAGAGACTTAAACACCATCATCACCCGCGAGGATCACCTGCCTGACGGCGGCTTTGGTAGCTGGATGCTAGAGGCTCTACATAAGTACGATGTCACCCTGCGTATGGAAGCGCTGGACCCACGAGTCTGCGGCGCAGTCGGCAGCGCAGAGTATCTTTACAATCAGGAGTGGAAATGAAGATCGCCATACTCGGAGCCACCAGCCAGATAGCCAAGGATCTGATCCTGTCTTTCGAAGACCAACATCAGTTGTACCTGTACTCCCGCAGACCATCTGCCGTGAAGCGATGGATTGTGCAGAGTAATCTCCAGAACTACACAAACTATGATTACGCTGACTTCCGTAATCACATCCAGTTCGATGCCGTCCT